TTAAATTGCCGCTCAACTGTCGATATTTTACCAACGTACTGGGTATCTTGTCTCCTTGTTGGTGCCATTTTAATGGAGTCGATGTATGCACTAAACATTGGGTTTGGTAGCAATGTATTTTCGCTTGCACCCTTGATTAGTTGAGCAACCATAACCGAGGGGTCTCCATACATAATGGGAACCCTTTGAATTGTATACAGTCCGTTTGCATCTGGGCCGTTTCTAATCTTAATATCAGTAAAGATACGCATAAACTGTACAAGGTACCTGCGTATCTGATTGTCGAAGAAAAAATCCATTTTATTCCTTAGTTAGGCTTTGTCTTTGCACGTTCATCAGCAATGGCAGACCTTGCTGCCTCATCAGTTGTTACTCTTGTTTTCCTTGCAGAGTACAAGTCTACTTTCTGTTTAACGACCTGGGAGATGGCTTGTTTTTCTGGAACAACAGTGCCGTCTGAAAGTATTGTATCTTTATTGTTATCGATAAAGGTATCAAGTACCCGATTGTATGCAGTCCAGTGTTTCAAAACATCTACCTCGATTAATTTATAGCAGTTACCTTGTTTCTGAAATAATCTTTCAGGGTAATAATCTATTCTTAAATAGTATTGTCCATCAGTCATACCGGGCGGGAATGTAACACCTGCCCCGACAAGTGGCCCTGCTGGTACTAAATTTTCTAAATTATTAGTTGGTAAGTTAGGTGGAGATCCGTCGCCACTAAAGAAATTACTTCCAATAATTGGATAACCAGTATCTGGGTCAAGATAGATATACAAGTTGGCACTTTCAAAAAACTTTGGATCAAAGAAAACATTCTCTTCCGCCTCGGCAATAATACTATCATTGATACCAATAATTTTACAGAAAAGATCCAATGTATTTTTAATATCTGGGTTACAACCTAATCCTGGGTTACCGTCTTTATCCGACGTTTCTGTAAAACCTTCGGGCATAATACCGATACCTTGACCAACACCACCAGCGGTTTGGCCAGTTGCAGCTTGATCGATGATTTCTTTAAATTCAACCGAGGCTGTTATCAACTTCGCCCTAACTAACCAAATGTGTGGATACCATTTAGGGCCGTATCCTCCCGCAGCATATAAGGCATCTTGGACAACATAGTATCTGTTTATGCCCACGGCATTGTCGAAGATAGGAATATCTCTAAACGTAGGAAACTCCAATACATCGCCTGCGATTAATTTTCTACCTAATGAGTCCATCATATCGTTGAAATGAAATTGAATCCTAATGACATCAGAACTCAAGAATATACCAAACTGAGATAAGTCGTAGTTTACATCTTGAGGTTGATGGTGGCCGCGCAGTTCAATAACATCGGGGTTATATTTCCTGTTGTTATTTGTGAGGAACAGCACATCCTGAATAGTGGTAAGCGAGGTGTCGGTACTTCCTGCCGAATCCGTAGTCGGCCCTTCGTACATATGTACCAGTATACCGTCACTGCCAATCCTGATATTCTCGCCGATAGAGCTATCTGCAAAATTAAAATCGTCACCCTTAACCGGGTTCCATAGTGATATTCTTGGCATTATACTGTCCTCGTTTCTGTTATTTATCAACTTTTACGGATATATTTCTTAAGAAGTACAGAAACATATCTAAGAGATAAATACAAATATACAAATGACTAGAACGAATGTTTTAGACGGGCTTAGTCCGAACAGGAGAATGTATGGCAATAACAATCAATGCTAAAGGCACGAGCGAATCGAACTTCGCTATCGGTAAAGGTCCTGGCACATCTATATCCCAGTTAGGGGCAATAACACCACCGGGCGGTAATGATTTAACCGTAGCATTAGCCGCCGACAAATATCTTGTAATCGACGCCGGAACAGCCGGCCCTGCTTTAATAACAACAACAGATGCAAAAGATTTACATATAAATCCAGCAACTGGCGGCGGCCAGTATTTGCTTCTTAATGCAAATAGATTTCCGACAGCCGATGGCACGGCAGGTCAGCAACTGACGACAGACGGTTCGAGTATAATGACCTGGGTAACATTTGCGCCAGCATACCAGGAATTTGCAGCAACATCTTCTCAGACTATTTTTAATACATCAGTAAAAACTGTAGCTAAAGGCGGCGGAAAATCCTACCTTCAGGTATTTGTTAATGGCATATTTCAACAAGAAGGCGCCTCTAAAAAATTTACAGTTACTAGTACAAATCAAATAACATTTGGGGCAGGTCTTACTTTAAGTGACGACGTTGTTATTTACAGTTTCGAATAACCTAAGATAAATACAGAAAAATAATAGGAATAAACACTATGGCAATTCAAATTTCAGGAGTATCGATGGGAGTCTTAACTGGCGGCCCATCGTCCATAACACTAGCAGACTTAGCAGATGTTAGCATCGTAACGCCACTTACAGGGCAATATCTCAGATATAATGCTAGTATTTCGGAATGGCAGAATACATACATTAACCCCGACGTATATAGTTATTTAAACACCGACATGACTGGGTCTAACGGTGTTGCAATTACTTACACACCTGGCCCGAATACCATTGGTATAGCATTAAGTCTTTCGGCAACTGGTGATGCAACAGGTTCTGTTTCTGCTGGTAGTTTGCCATTGACATTAGCAACAGTTAATTCGAATGTTGGGTCCTTTGGTTCTGCAACACAAGTTCCTGTATTTACAGTTAATGCAAAAGGATTAATCACTGCGGTAACAAATACACCAATTACGGCCGCAACCTCGGCAACTAATTTAGCTGGCGGCTCCACAAATCAAATTCCATATCAAACTGGTGCTGGCGCAACTTCTTTTTATTCAGCAAGTAATTATGGTGTGCAATCATATGGTGCTACAGGCGTCCCTGCATCAATTGCTGGCGTAGCCGGTGTATTGCAAGGATCTGCATCAGCAATTCCTGCATTTACAACTACACCGATATTAACTGGTACAAATTTCACTGGTATCCCTAATGCTGCATTAACAAATAATTCGTTAACAGTTGGTTCAACAAATATTGCTTTAGGTGGCACAAGCACTACAATAACAGGATTAACATCTGTTACTTCGACCACATTCGTCGGTGCATTGACTGGTAATGCAACCACTGCTACAGCATTAGCAACCGGAAGAGTGATTTCTGCAACAGGCGATGCAACTGGTGCGTCAGCGGCATTTAATGGCACGACAGCAGCTTCTATTCCATTAACACTTGCAACTGTTAACAGCAATGTGGGAACATTTGCGGTATCTACTATAAATGCAAAAGGATTAGTGACAGCCGCTGCAAATTTGTCTGGCGACATTACATCATCTGGTGCAATATCAACATTAGCATCAGTTAACGGTTCGCCACAAACTGATCAGTTTCGTAAAATTACAATCAATGGAAAAGGTCTCACAACGGCTACATCGGCGGTTGTTGCGAGTGATATTACAACGGCATTAACATTCACACCGGTTAATAAAGCCGGTGATACGATGACCGGCTTACTCGTCCTTAGTGCAGACCCGGGAGCAGCACTGGGAGCCGCAACAAAGCAGTATGTGGACAATGTTGCATCAGGGTTAAATATTCATAATGCTTGCGTCGCAGCAACAACCGCCAATTTATCGGCAACTTATAATAATGGTGCATCCGGCGTCGGTGCAACACTTACTGCTAATCCAGCAGTAACCTTACCTACTATCGATGGTGTAGCATTATCTGTAAACAACAGAGTGTTAATTAAGAATCAAACTACCCAGACTCAAAATGGTATTTATGTCGTGACACAAACTTCGTCGCCGTGGATTTTAACACGGGCAGATGACTTTGATAACAGCCCGGCTGCAGAAGTGCAAGCAGGCGATACTACCTTTATTCAGTCGGGCACTGCAAATTCTACCACACAGTGGGTAATGATTACCACCGGCACAATTACTATCGGAACATCAAACATTGTCTTCACTCAGTTCGGTGGTCCAGGTACTTATACGGGTGGTTCCGGTATCAATGTAGCCGGTACAGTTATTTCCAATACAGGCGTATTATCACTAACAAGTAATACAGGACTAAGCACAAACGTAAGTGCGACCGGTGCAGTAACGGTTACAAATACAGGTGTTCTTTCTGTTGCAGGTACAGCAAATCAGATTACAACATCTGCCTCAACTGGTGCAATAACACTAAGCCTGCCCACAACAATAACAGGATTAACATCTGTTACATCGACCACATTCGTCGGTGCTTTGACTGGTAATGCAACTACAGCAACTACATTGCAGACAGCCCGCACAATAGGCATTTCGGGTGGTGTAACTGGCACAGCTACTTCGTTTAATGGATCAGCTAATATCACTATTCCAATTACTGCAATGGATGCGTCTAGCTTGACTACTGGAACATTGCCTGATGCTCGCCTTTCGGGCACATACACCGGATTAACATCTGTTACATCGACAACATTCGTCGGTGCATTGACTGGTAATGCCAGTACTGTTACTACTAATGCTAACCTTACCGGCGATGTAACATCATCCGGTAATGCGACAACACTCGCAACTGTTGCAACAGGTGCAACAACTGGCTCAAGTACAGCTATACCAGTTATTACATTCAACAACAAGGGACTGGTAACAGCAATAACTACAGCAGCAGTCATTGCACCAGCAGGAACATTATCTGGTGCAACATTGGCAGCAGGCGTAACAGCATCTAGTCTGACAAGTGTCGGTACTGTTACATCAGGAACCTGGTCTGGGTTATTTGGTGCAGTATCTGGTGCCAATTTAACTACATTAAATGCATCCAATTTGTCATCTGGAACAGTACCTGATGCCAGACTTTCTGGTTCCTATACTGGTCTAACATCGGTTACATCGACCACATTTGTCGGTGCTTTGACTGGTAATGCAACTACAGCAACTACTGCGACAAATTCGACAAATAGTGCAATTACAAACGATACAACTACAAACGCAACTATGTATCCGACATGGGTTACAGGTACATCGGGTAATTTACCAACAAAAGTATCCTCGACGAAACTATCGTTCAATCCGTCCTCTGGTATTTTAACATCTGTGGCATTCAACGCTACATCAACCAAGCGTGTAAAGAAAGCCATTAAGAACTTAGGTAAGACATACTTGTCTAAGTTTGCAGATTTAAGACCAAGGGAATAT